TACCTATACCCGTACTGGTAGAGGTCATGACCTTGGGAGACCGAAAATCCGTTTGTCTGTCTTTAGAACACTCGCGGTCGATGATCCGATGGCAAGCATAAACACTGTCAGCGACGACATTGTAATCCTGCGAAATCATCTTGTCAAAAGGCATAGATACTTCAACGTAATTGTTGATCATTTCGCTGGACCGCTTCTGGCAAACATCATTTCCATCATGAACATTCAAAGCTCTATTGCTGAGTCCAACTTGCATAAGTTCGTTGGAAACCAGAAATTTCTGGCCAAACCCAGGGAGAAAAGAATGCTGACGAAGAAAAAATGCCGCAACAAATTTAAGCGGGATTTTCCAAAGTGGTGTCAGATCCACAGGCGCTGTGGGCTCCGGAGTATTGAGGAGCTGAAAGTTGAAGAAGCGCCCCACTCGATGGACAATTGAGTCCTTTATGTATGCTAAACGTTCATACACTCGAATGATATTTTTTGGATGGCTTAAAAATTTTAAACCCAGAAATTTTGACTGACTTTCGCATTGATATACTGCGCACCTCGAATCTACAATTTGCTTTCCACGAAGCTTAAAATGTGGATCCTGGACGTCTATGTCTTTCTGTTTCTTCAACATGATTTTCAGTCTGATACTAAGCATGGTACTGAGAAAAATCGCAGTGCGTTGTGTAGCATATCCTATTCCATACATTGTCATAACGATGATGGCATAGGCAAGTATCATACCACGGAAAAACCCCAACCTTTGGGTAACCGTTATTAATTCAACTATTTTTTCTCCCATCCAATTGCGGTTGCGCCAGGAAAAGAAGATATAGGAAAGAAGCATGACATGGGGTAGCGGCATTATTTGCTGCGTTTTCAACAAAATCTTATCACTCATGGTGAAGATTTGTTGAGGCATGTTCATGATAGGTGGACGCTCATTCGGATCTTTTTCCGAAGGAATAGTGTCTTTCACCGGTGGGTCTGGGTTTTGTGGAGGGGCTGTGGGTCCCGATGGTCCAGAATCCTCAGAACTGGATGATGAAGAGGAGGAAGATGAAGATGATTTTTTCGACTCTTTCTCTGTCGGTTTCTTGAACTCATCAGCAACTATCTTAGAATACTTAGCTAGTTTCTTTTTGAGATCTTTTGCAATCCGACGATTGAAAACTTGAAGGTGTTCAATGTACCTAATATAAAAGTCTTCGTTCACTTTCACCTCTTTCAAATCTTTGTTTGGTGCTAATGTGAACAGGGCTTTCACCTTGGGAGGAATGTGAGAATTGCACTCAAGTTCATAATGCCCATCTTTGTGGCATAGCAAACATGAATGTTTCTTACGAATCATCGGGCAAAACGCCGTCTTGTGATTCTTGTTGCATTTCTTGCAAAGGAGTTTGTCGACCCGAGAATCCAACTGCCCCTGAACCTGAGCAGCAGAATTAACATTCGACTTCGCGATCATACCTTTCTTTTTATTAGATCTACTTGTCATTTTTGTAGTTGGTTTCATCACTTAAACTGGGCCATAAAGGCAATGTAGTTTTTCCCCCGAAGGGGCGAGTTACTGGAAATATCAGCAGTAGGACTGAGATGTTCGCAGTAGGCAGACTCATTCATCTTTAACGCACGCCTGGCCTTCACGTCCGGCGCGTCTATTTTCGATTTTTCGATGTCTTTTTGTCATTGTTCATTTACCACTGAGGTGGTTCATCCTCAGGTACGTCGGGTCACCACCGAACAGTTAGTGCACGCACTAATTTTCGTGATTCGGATCCTAGCAGGGTGGGCCGTCATTCGTTGTTAAACAATCATACCTACGTTGATCATCCCAGAACTACATCCAACAGTTCCAGGCTCAACACGCAAAACAAAAGGCCG